AAATATAAAATTAGACTTAAAAGTAAATGGAAAACCTTTTAAAGAGACAATTCTATTTACATTTTTATATGTGTTGTTGTTGATTGTTAGGGTGTTTTTTGTAGTGTCAATTTTTTTTATACCTACTGTGTTATGTTGGTTAATATTTCCCTTACTTGGTGTTAAGAATGTGATTTATAAAATGAATAACTTTTATTACGGACTTTCTTTTTCAGGAGATGAGCCTTAATTTTTTCTAACACCAAAACAAAAATAAAAAGGGTAAGCCGAAAACCTTAAAAAGAGTAGGCAAATATTAAAACCAATTATTAAAATGAAAAATTTATTTAAAACTGTAGTAATTATTTTTTTACTTGCATTCGTTTCATGTAGTAAAGACGACGTTTTTACAGAATCAGAAACACAAGAAATAGTTAACACAAAACAAATCGAACAAACACGAAACAATGTAGACGAATTACCCGAAAGCCCTAAAGACGTTGTTATTTTAAGCGATGAAGAGTTTAACGCTTTAGTTAGTTCTTTAACTGGTCGCAGTTCTGTATGTCGCGGAACTTCTACTTTTGTAGTTTGTAATCCTAGATACGCAGGCTGTCATGTAACTATGCAATTCGCAGCCTATGAGGACGGCGTTGGAGGTTATAAATTAACTAGAGGCGACGGTGTTACTTACTCAATAAGTGCGGGAGCTTACAATTCTTTTTGTAATATGCAATAATTTATATTATGAAAAAGTATATTATAACATCAATAAGCCTTTTAGGATTGATTTTATCTATCGCTATAAGCTGCAGTAAAGACGAATTAATAACGGATTTAAACATAGCTGACGAAAGTTTTTTATATCAATTAAATACGGATAAAGTATTTATTAATTCGCTTGATTCTTTTACTTTAGAAATACCAACAGATAAAGAAATTTTATTAACTGGTGAATTACCAAAGTTAGCAGGGTTTTATTTAAAGTCATTACAAAAGTTTTACATTGCATTTGAAAATAACAAGTATGTAATACATTGGATAGATGGCGAAAGCAAAACTATTACAGAAGATTATTATAACAGCGTTTTAGAATTGACTAATTCAATTAATCAAAACAGATCACAAGACGAAGTAAGTAATGTTTTAGAACAGCTTGTTAATGATTACAATAATGCGGTTATACACTTTTTAAATAATCAAGAGTCAGCAAATGACAATCGCGAAGTAACCCATTGCAGCCAAGAAACAGACGTAGGCACAATGTCAATTGTTGGCTCAGATGGTTGTTATAAAACTAAAGTTGTCAACATGATGGGTGGTGTTTGGTATTCAGATACGTGCACCGCAACCAATTGGTTAATGCTAGGTATTACATGCGCCGCGCTTTGGACAATGCAATAAATAAAAACAATTAAATTACAAAGCCGCTTTTAATTAAGCGGTTTTTTTATATATTAGAATATGCAAATTCCCGCAAGTATAGTATTTCAGAAAAATTGGCAAGCTTACCAAAAAGGCTATAAAATACTTTTAAATGAAGGTTCGAGTAGGTCAACAAAAACATGGTCTTTTTTTTTATTGATGTATTTATTTTGTAAAGAGAATGCAAGCAAACGTATTGTTGTAATGCGTGACACGCAAAAAGCATGCAGGGAATTGGTAGAAACAGAATTTAAGGACTGGTTAAAAGACCCATACAGCAGAAAAAAACAATTTGAAAAGGGTTTAATAACATCGCAACAATTAAGAGATTATCTAAACAATGAAAACCTTTATACTGATTTACTAGAAAATAAATCCAATCATACTTACACGTTCAGTAATGATTCCAGAATCATTTTTACAGGCGCGGACAATATCGAGCAGGTAATTGGTAAAGAAAATCATTTAGTTTGGATTAATGAACCGTATAAATTTAGTGACAAAGTTTTAAAAGAACTTGTTAGGCGTTTAGATGGTATTTTATTAATCGATTGGAATCCAATAAGCGATCATTATATTGAAAAATTTAAAAGCCGTAAAGACTGTAAAGTTATACATTCGACTTTTTTAGATAATCCATTTTTATCGGAAACAGTAAGAAATGAAATACTTTCAACTAAACCACTACTAAACAAATATTTTAAATTTGATGTAGAGCATTTAAAACATATACTAGATAAAACCAAAGTAATAAAAGAAATAAAACAGCTTACTAAGGATAAACAAATACAAAACGAAATATTATATCGATGGAACAACGAACAACAAAAAACCGCAAGTGATTACGACTGGATGGTTTTCGGTCTTGGTGTTAAATCTGAAAAACCTAACAAAGTTTATCATGGTTGGCAAAGTATTACAGCATACGAATTTGACGACCTAGAATATAATTCATACTATGGTCTTGACTTTGGGCAAACAAACCCGACCGCATTAATAGAGGTAAAGTATAACGATGGCACTTTTTACGTTAAAGAACTTTTATATAGGCCAGGTAAACAAATTGAATCTTTACCCGATTTATTTGAGACTTTAGAAATAGACAAAAAGCGTGCTATAATTTGTGATGTTAATGATGAACAAAGTATTCGATCATTGCGTAATGGTGGCTATTATGTTATGAAAGCCAAAAAAGGGCGTGTTTTTGGTGGCGTTTCTTTAATACAGCGTGCAAATGTTGTTTATGTAACGGACTCTTTAAACCTTAAAAAAGAATATGAATCTTATGAGTGGGAAACAGACAGGTATAATTTACCAACAGACAAAACAGTAAAAAAAGATGACCACTTATTGGATGCTATGAGGTACGCTGTTATGTACATGCAAATAAAATTAAAAATATCACTATAAAATTAAATTTGGTTATATAATAAATAAAAGGTAATTTTAACAAATTAATTTATAGTTTTGTAAATGGGGTAATTACTAATTATTTAGCATGAGTATTTTTTCAAATATTTCAAATTATTTATTTAATAGAAATTTAACGATTGAGAGAGGTAAAAACGGTTCTTGGTCTTATTTATTCAGCAGTAATCTTAAGCACAATAACCAAAACTTTTTAAAACAATCAATTTGCAATCCCGCATTATTTACGGTTTTAGATTTAAGAAGTACAATATTTTCACAGGGCAAAATAATTGTCGAAGATGTAAGTGATCCAGATAACCCTGTTAATTTACCAGACGATCCCTTTATACTTTTATTAAACAATCCTTATTTAAAAACATCAAGACAGGATTTTTTATATAAACATCTTTGGTATAAATCACTTGGAAATAACTACACAAGAAAAATTAAAACCTCTAACGACGTTTATAATATTAATGCAATTGATGGTCTTTACAATTTAAATCCGATTAATATTAATTGGAATTGTATCGATGACCTTGATAAATTTTTAATTACTCAGGACCAAAAAAACCGTTATAACGAACAAAAGTTAAAATATGATTTCAACGGTAATATTATTGACATCGAATTAAACGAAGTAATACCGTTTTATGATGTTACTAATGCAATGTTAAGTGATGGCGAACTTATGCAGTCACCTTCAAGGCTAACAAGTTTACAAGGCGTTTTAGATAATGTAATGAGAAACACCGAAGCAAAAGGAATTAATTTAAATTTTGCGGGAAAATATTTAGCATCTAATAGAACAGTTGACGACGGCGTTACCACGCCTTTAGATATTGAAGATAAAAACGAAGTTGAAAATAGCTTATATCAAAAAAATATAATTGCCACTAATGCGACTGTTGACGTGCAACCATTAGCCGCGGATTTTAGACGTTTGATGTTGGGTGATTTATTTGCAGAGGATTATTTTACAATTGCAAGAGCTTATAACATACCGCGAGACGTAGCCGAAGCATGGCTAAAATCTGGTAGTACTTTTGAGAACCAAGAAAAAAGTTTTGTTAAATGGGCGCAGTCATCAATTCAATTTGAGGGTGACGACTTTACAAATACGTATCAAACAGAATTTAATTATAGTCAAGAAAATAAAAAAATTCGAATGTCTTGGGATCATTTGCCTATCATGGCAACAGTACACAAAGCCAAAGAACAATCGTATTATGAATATACTAGATCGCTAATTGATTTAGTTAAAGCGGGTATTATAACAACTGAGACAGCGCAAGAGAGGGAAACAGAATATTTAAATAAAACACGATCATGAATATAGAACAACAAAAAATTCAAAAGATGTCAAACCCTTACAAAATTAAAGGGAATGATCGTATATTAATAAAAGACATTAGCGAGAATAACGGCAAAGGAACTGTAACAGGTTTTTCAACGTCTTATAATTATCTTGACCATGATGGCGACGTAGGGTTAAAGGGGCATTTAGATAAATCTATGAATGAACGCGGTGTAAATTCAACAGGCCGCGCAAAAATAAAACATTTGCTTTTTCATAACTGGGAAAAAATTATAAGTGTGCCGACTGTTTTAGAAAACAGAACAGAAACAATTAACGGCGTAAATGTAGACGGTCAATATTTTGAAACAGAATTAGACTTTAGACAGGACGGCCATTTAGATACATTCTTAAAATATCAAGATGGCATTTATGATAATCATTCTTATGGCTTTAGATACATTCAATTAGATTACCTTGATAATTCTATGCAAGATTGGAACAAAGTACTTGACATGCTTATAAACCCAGAAGAGGCCGAAATGATGGGCTGCTTATGGTTGCAAAAAGAATCAATGCAATTTGAGTATAGTACTGTAATGGTTGGGGCAAATGAATTGACGCCAAATTTAGGCGTTAAAGGAGCGAACAAAGAAGAACAATTAAGTAACATTTTTAAACGTTACAATAAAATAACAAAAGCTTTGCAAAAAGGTAGATATACAGATGAAACTATGCATGAATTTGAATATCAATCGAAGCAAATTAAACAAATGATCCACGAATTAATAAATAAAAAGCCGTCAGTAAAAGACACTTTGCAGCCGTCACCAAGTGACACTAAACATTTTAATTTAATGGACGCAATTAAGAACATTTAATTATTTTAACAATGAAACAAGAAGAATTTGACGCGCTTATTGAAAAATTAGAAGAAAAAACAGGCGCAAAGATCGATGAAAAACTTTCGGAATCTCTTAAAGGTCTTGAAGGTTTAGAAAACCTAAATATTGAAGGTTTAAAAAATCTTTTAGATACTGCAGCCGACAAAGAAAAAGTTAACGAGTTAACCGAACAGGTTAAAAATTTAGGCTTAGAAATTACAGCTATGAAAGAAGAGGGAACACCATCACAAAAGGAAGGACAATTAATTGAATTTATGAAACGTGAAAACGTTAAAGATTCAGTTAAAAGTAGAAAACAAGGATTTGACACTTTAGAAATTAAAGTTGCTGCCTTAATGACTACCGCAAATGTAATTCCTAATGTGCCAGATGGCTTTAATCAATTGTTTGGTAACTTTATTGATACCGAAATTCATTCAGCGCCAAAGCCAGATAATTACATTTTACCTTTAGTAGAAGTAATTCAAGGCGCAGACGCAGCGGGAACGGAAAATATTTGGTATGTTGATCGAGTAAATGAAGAGGGCGACGCTGAATTTATTAATGAAGGCGATTTAAAACCTTTAGCAGACGCGGAATACCAAGAAAGCAAAACCGAAGTTAAGGAGGTTGCTTTACGTTGGAAAATGTCAAACCGTTTAATTATGCACGCGCCAAGTGTTGTAAGCGATTTTAGACGACATGCAACCGAATTAGTTGAACAAAAAATTGACGACGGCGTTAGTTCTGGCGATGGAGTTGGGCCAAATCTTGCTGGTATTCAGACGCTTGCTTCACCTTTTGTAGTTCCTACAAATTTAGCTAACTATTACACAGATGCAAATATCTGGGATGTAATAATGTCAGTTGCTACTTATGTAAGATTAAACAACTTTAAGGGTGAATTAACTTGTGTTTTAAACACCGTTTGGATGGCACAAATGAAAGGAATCAAAAATTCCGAAGGCGACTACATTGCACCGCCATTTGTAACGCCTGACGGTCGCCAAGTTGGTGAGGTTAGAATAGTGTTCACAAACAAAATTGATGCGGACAAAATTCTTTTAGGAGAGTTAAAGCGTTTTAAAGTTGTTATAAGTGAAAACGTTATGTATTATGAAGGTTGGGAAAACGACGATTTTAGTAAAAACTTGCAATCTCGTAAACTAGAAGCCTTTATGGGTACATATTTACCGATCAGCGATACAGGAAGTATTATTTTTGATGATATTTCCACAATATTAACAGCAATTGAAGCGGTAGAAGTAGCGCCTTAATAAAATTTTAATCTTTTAATTATGTCTAAAATTGATAAAAAATCCATGAATTCAAAAGAAATGTTAAAAAGAAACGCGAAAGCTGGAAGAAAAATAAAGTACGGGGATCGCATTAAATTAGAAGTCATTAGTGACACGAAACATTATAAAAAAGGGCAAATTATAAACCCTCATGTTGTAATGGGTGAGCAATTAATAAAAGACAAAATTGCAAAAGAAGTAAATTAAAAATAAAACAGTTATGAGTATTACAAGCGCATCTTATTATATTGGTGAATTGACAGTACCGAATGTCGGGGTGACGTCGTCGTCAATTGGTGGGGGAACAGAAAACTTTCAAACCTTTATCGATCAATTTGAAGAAGAAGCGCTTGTTTTTGCTTTAGGTCAAAAGCTGTATAATAACTTTATCGGAAACACCGACGGCAACGGAATCGTTAACCCAGGAGCGAACCAAAAATGGTTTGATTTAATGGATGGCGCAACCTACACAAAAAGCGGTGTTGAATATTTTTGGAAGGGTATAAAGTACCAAATAGGAAATAGAAATTTTTCTTTATTAGCGTATTATGTATATCACCGATATATTAACGAACAACAAAGTTATTTATCAGATGTTGGTAACGTTGCGCCAGACGCAGCAAACGCATTTAAAACATCGGCAATTAATCGAAGCGTAAAAGCCTATCAGAAGTTTATTAATTTGTATGGAAATGTACACCATTACCATGACAGAAACTTTTATTATCATAACGGTGTATTAATTAAAGATTATTGCGGAACATATGACAATACTGAAAATGTTTCACTATATCAGTTTTTACTACACAACGATGAAAATTATGATGATTGGCGTTTTACTAGATTAGAAAATAAAAATAGTTTTGGGATATGATTGTAGTTGAAGAACGATTAAAAGAATTGTTTAATACCATAGGAACTTATGATTTACCAGAGGAAACAAATAATATTAATGATCCTGGTCAATCGTTCCCTTTAACCTTTGGTTATGGTTCTCACAAAGAACTTTTAAAGGTTTTAAAAAAGCGATCTGAAAACAACGCCGTTACATATCCTTTAATTTGGCTAGTAATGCCGTTTACAGAAGATATTTTTAGTCGATATACTAAATGTAATTTGCGCTTAGTTTTAGCGATGAACAATAAAAATGTTAATCAATTTAACGATGAACGTAACCAATATACTTATAAGCTTTATTTAAATCCTTACATTGAGTTAATTAAACAATCATTAGTAAAAGCAAATACAATTGATTTAGTTACTAAAACAAGTAACGTTTTTAACTTTTTTACACAGACAAAATATCCGCAGTACGGATTGCCTGAAGATTTTGAAGGAAGCGATAGAAATAAAACTTTTGATTTTTGGGATGCAATAGTTTTGGACTTTGAAGCAAAAGTAAATTCTAACTGTTTATTAAAAATTAATTATAATAAAAACAATTTAATACAATAAAAAAATGGCAACATTAACAGGTTATAAAGTTTGTGCGACTGAAAGAATGGGCACAGGAACAATCGAATGCTATGTTGAAACTGGAATACCAAACGGATTCTTTTTGACAACACCAAACTGGTCACTAGACACAGAAACAGAAACTTTTAACAAGGCGTATTTAACGCAACAAATACAAGAAGGCAAAATTATTCCTTTTACTAATTCGGTAAGTTTTACCGATAATAGTGAAGATGATGTTTTTCAAACATTTGACACAGGAATAAAAACAATCGTTAGAGACGGTAAGCCAGAATTTGGTTATGATTATGAGCGTGGTTATTGCTGGCACGCAGCCGCCCATTCTTATAATTCATTTAAAGCCTATAAAGTAATTCTTATTTGGGATAATGACGTTTTAGGATTTGCCAAAGACGCAGACGGTAAAACGATCAAAGGCCTTGACATGGGTTATATTAAGGCGGCCAATTATAAAAATAACAACGGTACTGAGTCGCAAACAACGACTATTAATTTTCAATTGACAAATCCAAAGCAATACAACCAAGATATGGCATTGCTTGATTCTGAGCAATTAGATTTTAATCCGTCAGATATTAATGGCGTGATTGATGCAAAATTAACAATTGAAGATCAATTAGTTGATAGCGACCAAAGTTTTAAGTTATTTGTAACAGCTATGTGTAACACTTCAATAAACATTGAAGGTCTTAGCGTTAGTGATTTTGAATTAACTGGAAACACAGGTTTTACAATTAATGCAGTAGCTTACAACAGTTCTGAAAATAAATATGAAATCGATTTAAGCTCACCTTTGACAACAGGCGATCAAATCGGAATCCGTTTATTTGGAACGACAACTGTAATTGATTTATCTGGCGTATTGTATCAAGGTGCAAGCGAAATTCAAACAGTTATAGCGTAAGCGAGTAATAAAAGTTAATTTTAAAAGGCTTTTAATTAAATTTAAGAGCCTTTTTTTATAAAAAAGTAGTTATGTTAATAAGCAAAAATTTAAGCGTTACAAGTTTTTTTTTAAAAGAACTTAAAACGTGGGAAAAAAAAGACATTTTAAAATGGTTAGAATCTAAAAATGTTTTTTTTGGAATGACACCAAAGCAAAAGCAAACCGAGTTAAAACGTATTTATGCGAAAATTAAGCCTTTCAAAACTAGCAAGCGAATTACAAAAAGTAATTCCAAAGATACAACCGACAACGGAAAAAATAGTACTACAAAACAAGGAGCTGAAGCAAGCGAAAAAGGATGAATTTAAACGAGGCGAAAAGCCCGATGGTAGTGATATAGGCGAATATAAAAGCACAATCTATCGTATATTTAAGCAACAAAAAAACCCTTTGGCGCGTGGTAAGGTAGATTTGATTTTGACAGGTTCATTTACAAATCGTATATTTACAAAAAAGATTGGCAATAATACGTATATCTTTGATAGTTCAGACACTAAAGCGACTGATTTATTTGATAAATACGGACAAGATTTAAAAGGCTTAAACCAAGATACCACAAATGAAATTGAAAGCGAATCGATTGCAGAGGAATTAAAAGCCAAATTAAAAGAATTTTTAAAACTATAAAATATGTGTTGTAAGCAATGCCGAGATACAGAACAGATATACAAAGAGAGAGCAGAAAAAGAAGGTTTAACGTTTTATAAATATAATTGTGTATACTACGAAAAGGAATCATTTAAGAGAAAACAAGAAAAAGGAGAAATTCCAAACGATGCAGTTTTCGAAGTGTTGGGATAGTTGCGAAATACCCGCAAAACTTTTTTATAAAATTATTGATACTAACGATCAAAGTCTTTTAGTAATAAAAGGCAATCCGTCAAAAGATTTAATTGTTGAATCATGGCAAAAAATTTATGATGAATTTTTTAAGCTTAAAAATGACGGTAAATTAAAGTTAGTATTAAAAGCACAATTGCAAATCATAAAGTTAGAATTTCAAATTAAAACAATTAAAAATATTCTCTATGCTTTATCCGTAACACCTTTTACAAAAAAGGAACGTATCGAAATAATTAAATCAATAAACACAATAGGTACAAACATTGATTTAAAAAAATACGAATCTTTAAGCGGTGAAGAGTCTTATATATTTTTAAAACAAGAAATATTAAGAACATACAAATTTGTATTGCCAGGGATTAACAACAAACTAAAATTAGAGCGTAGTAATTATGATAATTTGACAGAAAAAAAAGAAATTATTTCAAGCTTTGCAGATAATTGCGTGAATATTGAAAACGCTTTAGGGCGTGCAATAGATGATAATATGACGTTAGAAAAGTACTTATCTTATGAAAAAAGCGTAATTAAATTGAGTAAAAAAAATGAGTGATGTTTTTATTGATATAGGCGACGAAGCAAAAAAACAAATTGAAGGTTTAGTAAAAGAATTATTAAACGCTGTTGATGCTGTTAAAAAATTTAATACAGAATTTAAAAGTGTTAAAGTGCCTAGTGATGCAGAAAAGGCAATTAAAAAAACAACGGAATCAATTAAAACACAAAATAAGGCAATAAACGAAGCTGAAAAATTAACCAAAAGATTAGAACAAGCAAAGCAAAAAAATTTATTAGCTACATCAAAAGAAAACAAAGAACTTTTAAAAGTTATATTAGAAACTAATAAAATAAATAAAGAAACTAGAGAGTCAATAAAATTAAACACAGCTTTAAGTAGTTCATATAATAAACTTACAATAAGATTAACACAAGCCGAAAAAGAATATAGGGATTTGGCCGCGTCACAGGGTTTAAATAGTCAGGCCACAATAACCGCACAAAAAAACGTTCAAAAGTTACGCGGACAAATAGACGCTATTAACCAACCTATTAAACGCTTTTCTGATAATGTCGGGAACTATCCGAAAACTTTAGGCGGTGGAATTAAAGCCATTGCATCACTTGGAAAAGCTTTTATCGGTGTTTTCGGAATTGTTGAAGGAGTAAAGCTAATATTTAATTTTGCAAAAGAATCAAGAGAATTAGCATTACAGGCGAAAGGTGTTGAATTTGCTTTCGAAAGAATTGGCGAAAAAGCAAGTAAAGCATTTGACAATATTAAAAAATCTACTAGAGGTGCTTTGAGTGATTTAGATATAAAAAAATCAATTAGCGAATTTAATAATTTTGGTTTGTCTCTTGATCGTTCTGGTATATTATTTGAATTTTTAAGTGTTACCGCCGCACAAACTGGAAAAAGCGTTGACAAATTGCGTGATAGTTTAGTTGAAGGATTAAGTAAAAAATCAACACAAAGAATCGATAATCTCGGGATTTCTGTTGCTGAACTTAACAAAGAATTAGAAACTACACCTGTTTTTATTGATGCAGTCGCTAATATTGCAGAACGTAGAGTTGCAAAAGCAGGATCAATTTTAGACGACGCTGCAAATGGCCAACAAAAATGGAATGCAGCACTTGAAAATACACAGGTTGCTTTAGGCAAATTATTATTAGATATTGGCGACGGTGGCGCGCTTGGTTTTTTAGCTAAATTACTACAGCGTTTATCTGATGGATTTAATAAAGTTAGTCAAGGTTTAGAAATATTTAAAAAAGGGTTTGAAGAATTAAACAAACAAATACCAGCCTTAGGTAAAAGCTTAAATTTTATTAGTAGTGTAGTTTTAAAATCTTTTGGCTCTGGACTTGAACAAATAGGAAGTATTTTACGCTTTATCGGTGGCTTATTTGGTGGCATTGGTGCTGCTATAGATGAAGTAAAAAAATCGTTTGTTGATTTTATAAATGTAATAAAGCAACTAAAAGACATCGACTTTAGTAGTCCAGTCGCATTAATAAAAAGTTTAGGAACTAATTTTAAAGATGTTTTTGATGGCATTAAAAAGGAGTCTGGCGATGTTGGTAAGGCATTTGCAAAAGGTTTCACAGATGCCACTAAAGAAGTTAAAAAAACAACTAAGTCAATAGAAGATCAAAAAAATCAAGTTAAAGAATTAACAAAAGAAGAAAAAAAAGCAGCAGCAGACAGAGCAAAAAGAGCAAGCGACGCACAACAAGAGTTAGACTTATTTAAAGTAGATCAACAAGTACAAGAAGCTAAAAAAATTGCTGAAAATGAAAAAGAAACTACTAAAGTACGTTTAAAAGCTTTAGATGAATTAACAGAACGTACAAAGGCATTCATTAACATAAAAAGAAACGGCGAACTTGACAGCGCGCAAAATGACCCAGAACGCGAATTAATAGAAAGACAAAGGGCATTAGATTTAATTAAGCTTGAAGAAGAAACAGCAAAGATTTCTAACGATATACAACGCGATGCAATAAACGAGCGTAAACAAATCATTGTAAGTGGCATAACTGAAATATCAAACTTAGTAATTAAACAGCGTGAAGCTGAGTTGATCGCAAATGAAGATGCGTTTAAACAAGGTTTAAAGTCTAGGGAACAATTTGAAAAAGACAAAAACAAAATTATTGCAAAGTCAGCGCGTGAACAATTGGAACAACAATTGGCATTTTTAACCGCTGAATTATTAGCATTTCAAAAAACTACAGAAGAAAAAATAGCTATACAGCAACAATTAAATTTAGTTAAAGCAGAATTACGTAAATTAGATTTACAAGATTTTCTTAATAATCAAGATCAAGAAATTGAGGCAACAGACCAAGCAGTTAAAATTTTAAAAGGTGAATTTTCTAAACTTGGGGAAGCTTTAGGAATACCCGCAGAAGCTTTTAACACAATATTTGACGGAATAAGAAACGGATTTGAGAGTATTGGTGAGGCAACAGACGCATTCGGATCGGCTGCAATTGGTGTATTTGAACAAATAACAGCGGCCGACAATGCAAGACTTGACAGAAGATTAGAAAACATACAGCGCGAAGCAGAATTACAACTAGCTTTTGAGGGTAACACAGCCGAAGCAAGAGAGGCAATAACAGCACAAGTTGCGTTAAAAGAGTCTGAAATA